CTGTGCTATTGCTAATTCCCATTCCTTTATTATCCTTACTTTCTTTTATAGCTTCAATAATAGATTCTTTTAATTTTTCTAAATAATTAGAATCATTTATATTACTATTTTCAACTGTTGTGTTTTGTCCAAGCATTGTTAAATCAGGTTGATTTAACAAACTACTAGTATTTAATAACATGCTATTTATCTTTCCAAATAACTTATCTGAAAGTAAATCTAACCCTTGAGTATTATTTTCTAAAGGTACAACTGCTTCTGTACCAGCTTCACCAACCATAGCTTGTGTTGGTTTATCTACGACCCCACCTTTTGCTAGATATGGAATTTTAGAAATATTAGCTCCGAAATGTTTTCCTCCTCCAGCCCAACTTGGAACCCAATCAGGAACATCAAAACTTATAGTGTTTATTCCATCTATTGCACCGTTAATCAATCCTACTACTGCATTTAAAGGTGCTTTTGCTATTCCACCAAGAGTATCAAATATACCTCCAAATATATCTTTAACTCCATTCCAAGCTCTAGACCAATTACCTGTAAATACACCAGCTACAAAATCTATAATTCCTCCAAATATTCGTTTTACTCCACCGAAGATATTACTTACATTTCTTAAAAAGGCATTAAGTAAATTTCCTAAAGCCCCAAATGATTTACTCCAGTCTCTTTGAAATACTGACTGCAACCAAACTTTAAAAGCATAAAAAATAGCTTTTATTTTAGCCCATATAATCTGTGCTTTTGCTTTAATAACATCCCAGTTTTTATATAGTGCTATACCTATTGCAATTAAGGCTCCTATCGCTAATACAACCATTCCCATAGGTGTGCTTAAAAAACCAATTGCAGGAGCTAAAAAATCAGAACCCTTTTTAACTAACTTCATAATATCGCCAAATTTATTAAGTGCTTTAGTTGCTACTGATGTTCCAAGCTTAACCGCTCCTATAGAACCACCAAATAATCCAAATGTAGATATAAGTAAATCTAATACAGGTTTTCCATCTCCCATCAGCCAAGTTATAAGACCACTAAATGCATCTAATACTGTTCCTAACACATCCGCTATATTCGCTATTGATGGAGCTATATTATTCGTAAACCAATTGATAAATGGTACTACAAAATCTGTATAAATATATCCAGCTAATTCAAATATTTTAGCTCCTAGTCTTACAAATCCTTTAAATAAATGACTTCCTCCATTATCCCAGATATATAACAAATTCTTAGATAGATTTTTAAGAACTCCAGATGTTGCGTCTAAAACTTTCATAAATGTTTTTGCAACTCCTGGACCAACTTCCCCCCACACATCTCTAAGTGAATCTCCCATATGTTTTATAAGAGTTAATACATTTATAAAGGCATCTGCTAAAGTTTGAACTATATGTGTACCTATGTTTCCTTCATTCCAAGCATTAGCAAAAGTAATTCCTATATCTCCAATAATATTAAATATATTCTGTAGTATTTGAAGAATAATAACTAGTATTGTCTCACCAGTTCCATTAGTCCATACTTCCAAGAAACTATGTCCTATAGACCTTATTAACTCCCAAATTCCATGAAGTGCATATTTAATACTTGCAATAGTTGCAGCACCCTCTCTAGCCCATGCATTTTTAAAAGGTTGAAATATTCTTGATATAATATCTTTTAACTTTGCTACCATATCATTTATTGTTTTCATTGCTGCACTTGTAGGTCCTAAATCTACGTTAGGAGCAACCATTGGTATTGGATTTATCCCACCGCCGCCTTTAGGTGATTTCGGTTTTTTCTCTGTATCTTTAGGCATACTTAATTTATTAATTTCATCAAAACCAGCTAATGCCCCTTGTATTTTCTTTTTAGTCTTTTGTGCTGAATCACCTATCTTGCCTACTGCACCAGAAGTCTTTTTACTTTGTTTCTCCATATTCTTCATTGAAGCTATGGAGGCATTCATACTTTTTGCAGCACCAAAGCTAGCTTGATATGTTTTACCAAATAAAGCACTTACAAAAGCTGCTATATATGCTGTAACATTTGCTAAAGCACTCATTAAAGCATTGAGGGCAGGTAGAACAGCTTGATAAATAGGCATAAAAGCAACTATTAAATTACTTCTTATCTGATTTAAACTATTTGCAAATTGTGCATTTGTCATTAATGCACTTCCTATATAACTGGCAACTGCTGTTATTCCTTTCATGATAATAGGAAATATAATTCCCCATCTAAACATACTATGCATAAATAATTTAGTTGAATTTCTAGCAAGGTTCATATTTTCTCTATATCTTCTTGTACTATTACTAGCATTTTTCAAACTTCTACTTGCATTATTTGCAGCGCTAGCAGTTTTCTTAATACTATTATTGGTTGAATTAATACTATTACTAGATATTCTAGCTGAATTACTTAATCTTTCAAACTCTGCATCTAAATCAGCAAGTTTAAATCCCGTTTTATCACTTTGAGCTGTTAACTTATTTATAGCTGCTTCTGTCTTTAATATTTGCTCTTGTATTCTATTTTTTCTAGCTTGATTAAATGTACTATTATAAGACTCCCTTAATCCTGCTAATTTCTCTTGTTGTTGTTCTATTCTTTTATTAGTTATATCTAAACTATTTGTTAGGTTTTCTATTTGCGATCTTACATTCTCTAAATTAGCAGTATTTGTTTTTGGTGGACCTCTAGGACTAGTTGCTCTAGTAGTAGTTTGGCTAGGCATTGAGATATTTTTAGCTGGCTCGAAATTTATAGGAATACTTATATTTTTAGCTTTTGCCATAATACTTTTTATACACTCTAATGCTCTTTCTTTTATTTCCTCTATTGCCTTCAATATCTTTTCCTTATTCTTTTCTATACCAGCATTAATAGTTTCGTTTATGGTACTTAAAGATTTCTCTATAGATTCTGAAATAAAGCTAAAGTCCATCTTTGCTGTTATACCTTCTAAGGCTTTGCTTATTTGAGTTCCTATAGCACTCGCCATCTGCTCTATTTGTTTTCCTATATCACCATCTTGTATCTCTAAGTCAAGACCAATTTTACCTACACTATCATTATCTGCCACTACTCTCACCTACCTTTCTTAAAAAAATAAAAAAGCACTTAGATTTAACTAAATACTCCTACTAACATTGCTTCTATTTCCTTAACTTGCCGTTGTTGTTCTTCTTCTGTCATCTCATTCTTTATTTGCTCTAATTGCTTACTTCTCCATTCATTTCTAATTGCATGTTGTTCCTTTGTAAAGTTCTTTAACATATCTTCATCTTCTTCACTTCTTATAGAAACAATTTGACCAAGTGGAGTTTTAGGCATTATACCACTAAGTAAAGTGCAAAACTCATCCCAAGTCATATCAGGTTCATTTCTAAGTCTTATCCCGTATTGAGCCGTAAATGAGGCATCTATAAGCTCCCAATCCTCAATCAGATCATACCGCTGGTTCCTCTTTCTTTTTTCGAAAACTTTCCTTTTTAATTTGATTTTCTTCCTCTACCTTCTCTAAATCTTCATTAGATATTGCAGCCAGTATAACGTTAATTATTGTAGTATATGCTTCCATACTCCATTCATCACTTTTACTATTTATATAATCAAAAGCTTCTTCTCCTAAAGATGCTTTTATTACCTTATCGATAAATTCCATATCATCCTTTTTTTTCTCAGCTTTTTTTGCTAGTGATTGAATATATATAGCATTATTTTTTGTATTATTAATCTTGTATTCATGTTCCTCATCTATTTGTACTGTTGGTTTTACATTAACCAATCTGTCCATTATGTTATATACTTTTGCCATAATTCCTACCTCCTGTTATTCTGTTACTGATGCTGGATTTTGAACTTTAGTTATAGTTGGCTTACCGCAACTCTTTAAATCACACTCAAGTGGTGCAACCTTTGTACTATCATCTCCACCAATACTTTTAACATCAACGACACAATCGAATGCAATTTTAGTTCCACTTGGAAATACTATTTCCATTTTTGAATTACAATCTAGTCCATCTTTCCAAGCAGTTTCTGCTATATAATCATTTCCTGGATCACCAACACTTCTTTTCCCTTTTATTGATATTGTTATTGATTTTCCTGTCATTAAATTATTTCCCCAACCCTTTGATGTCATACTAGTCCAATCTTGTGTTTTACCATCTATTTTTATTCCGAAAGTTTCTACTTCTGCAATATCAGCCATATCCTTATCTTCACTTGCTCTACCTTTTGTCCCTATTTTAAACTCTATATCACTAACTGGAAATATCCCTTTAAATCCTGCCATAATATTACCTACCTTTCATGTATTATATTTGCTTCTATCACATATTCATATATACCGTTTTTATCTGTTCCAACACTTATAGGCTCTGTAGTTCTGATATTGAAATCTACAACTCTTTTACCACCTATAATTGCTTTTTGACCAAATAGAACATTATATACTTCTTGTGCTTTTTGTTCTGCTGTATTAGCATTCTTTCCCCAATGTATTAATATAGAAATAGCCTTAGTGGAATAGCTTGTATTTTTTAATCCACCTAAGGCTATATGACTTCTTGGCCCTCTTATACTATAAACACCTATACATTGTTCTTTAGTACCATCTATCTTGCCTATATACCATTGAGGACATTCTATTTTTGTTTTTAAATATTCTCGTACTTCACTTAGTAACATTACTTTATCAATCCTTTACTGAACATTTTTAAAAAGTGCTTATAAGTATCTGTTACAAATTCTTTGTTATCTCCATCAACATAAGACTGCATCCATTTTCCTTGTGCATTTACATTTTTATCTTGCCTAAAGTTGTACTCTGGATGCCAATATAATCTTCTTGCATATGGTGTATCAAAGTTTATAGATGTTCTTCCATCATCTAACCTTGATAAATCAACAAAACCACTTCTTTCAAGTTCTCCAGTATCTTTTGGAATTACTGCACTTGTTTTAATATCACTAAAAATTGCTTCTGTAGTTTCTTCTAAAGCTTTGTTTTTAGCATTTAGTATTGTATTTATTTTAGCTCTATCTAATTTTATTGTTACTTTTGATTTCATTAGATAAGCTCCAATTCAGTACTAAATACACTTCCATCTGGATTACGTGGTCTTGAAGATTTATAAATATCCTTTTTAAGTTCTCCAATTTTTATATACCCTTCTATCAACTTATCTGGATTAATATCACCTTCAACTATAACTGTTCCACTTAATGTTACTAGCCTACGCTCTGCATCAAGTGTTTGCCTACTTTTTTCATTATAATTTCATAGTCCATCATAAATTAAATCTTCTACTGGTTCTCCATCTTCATTAATATATGTTTGAAATATATTTACTGGAGTAT